CATTAACAGACGAATAGGTGGTGCCTATGCTCCAATCGCTTGATGTAAAACTAAAAGTTTGGTTGCTGCTTCCATCATCATATTTTGCTGACGTTTCGTTAAGGGCGACATATTGATATGAGGTGAATACACTGCTCCACACCGGCCAAAATGCAACCGAGTTTCTTCGCTTTACTATGCAAAGTTCCGGCACCACGCCGAGATTATGCGCGACAGTCCTGGCACTGCCCGACCCCGTATAAGCCACCACGTCGAAGAAGCCGGGGGCACGGCGGAAGGCGTAGTCAATCAAAGAACCGTTGTCGAGCCCAACAGGCGTCACGGACGTATTTGAATCCCAGCAGTTTGCTCCAAACGCATCGACTTGTTCAGCGCCTGTTGATGATGAAATTAAACCGTTGCGACCTACCAATCTTGATCCGATGAGCGTGTTCCAACTGTTAGCAACATCTCGGCGCCGATCCATTAGCATGTCGGCGGGAAATCCGGTTGTAAGTGCAACATCGTTATTTGTCGATGTGACTGCCGCAAAAACCTCCGTCGCATCTTCGGGCGTCTTCATCGGCCCACGGCGGATGGCGATGTAGATGTGAGAACCAAAACCAAAATCGAGTCTAAATCCCGTCGAGGTCAAGCCAACCCAAACGCCTTGGGTTTCAGCCCCTGATGTATTTGCCAGGAGTTTGGCATCATTGCCTCCAACATCGGTAAGAGCATTAAGCCCTCGCATATTGTCAACAATCACCCAATCACCAGTGCTGTCAGTTCTCTTGGTGAGTATCCATTGTGGCTCCCAACCAAGATTGACAGTCCCCAAACCATCAACGGTCCCACAGCTCACCACATTATCCGTACCCGCATCGCCAAACCCGCCAGCGTCGTGCGCGAACAGGTAGGCGACGTAGGTGCCGCCGGAGGCGTTGACAGTGGTATCAGTGCCAATGCTGAAGACGGTGCTGGTGGGCAGCGTGTCGTTCCAGCGGGTATCGCTATCGACGGTTGCAGCAGTGCTGTTGAGCACCAGATAGTCCGTCTCTGGGTTAGCCGTATTGGCGCGGTGATACACCTGCCAATCGCCTGTGGTGTCGGTGCGTTTGACGATGATGCATCCTGGCACACTGCCTAGGTTGTGGGCGATGGTGCGGTTACTGCCGTTCCCCGTATAAGTCACCACATCAAAGAACTTCGCCGCCTTGCGGAAGGTCCAGGAGGCGTAGGTGGTGTTATTCGTATTGATCTCGAAGTTTCCGTCAATCCCTAGAGTGAAACCGGATGACGTAAAGCTAGTAAGCGCATCCGTTCTTGTTACTTGAGCGGCAGTGCCATTTGTGTATAAAAGCTTATTAGCCCCTCGTGCTGTGTCATATAGGTTATGGATTTCCGCTGAACTTCTTGCCTTTACCCAAACCAACCCACCCTTACCGCTCAGATCAATCCCATTCGTGATCGTCTGCGTGCTGCCGTTGCCGGTGTACAGCCAGGTGCTGAATACGTCCTCGACGTAGACCTTTGCCGCCGAAGCTGATGCGCTTGCGAGTGCTTTAGCCAGCATCATGCGTCACCCACGCGAGCGCCGTACACCTGCGTGCCGACTTTCCACAGCACGATAACCGTGTAGCCCGTTGTATTAAGCGTCGGTGCATTGCCGCCGCCTGTCTTCCACACCACGCCAGATCCACCAAACGTACTATCAGTCCACGTCAGTGTATAAGCCGTTCCATCATCCACCATCAACGTGACAGCCTCACCAGCAGCAAAGTTGGTTGCCTTCGGTGTGCGAGATGCGCCAAGGGTGATGAGCTGAACGCTGCCGTTGCCGGGGTCAATCTCAAACGCTGCACCATCGGTGATCGTGAAAACGTCCTCAAGGATGGTGCCGATAATTGCCGGGTCGGTCAGCGTTTTGTTGGTGAGCGTCTGCGTGCCAGTTAGCGTCACATCGCCTGTGGCTGCAGTAGACCAGCTCAGCGTTCCAGAGCCGTTGGTGCTAAGCACCTGCGATGCAGTGCCGTCAGTCGCAGGCAGTGTCCAGGTCACGTTGGCGGCAACCGTTGCGGGCGCTTGGAAGGCAACCCAGTTACTGCTGTCGCTATCGGCAAACCGCAGGTCGTTTTGAGCGTTCAGCGTGACGTTGCCTGTAAATGCGCCACCCGTTTTGGGCATGGCAGCATCGGCTAGGTCATACGCCGACTTGACGCTGTTCGGTGTGGCAGCGGTGGTGGTGCTAGTGCTGCTGGTGGAATCGGTGAGTTGAACAGCGCCGGCGTTGCTGGTGGTCGCCGCTTGGAGCTTGCTGCCGGCAATCGCTGCTGCTGCGTTAATGTCCGCGTCAACAATGGTGCCATTGGCAATCATCGTGCTGGTGACACTGCCCGTATCGCCAGTGGTTACGAGCGTGCCAGTTGCATCCGGGAATGTAATGGTCCGGTCTGCTGTGGGGTCGACAACCGCGAGTGATGTTTCGTAGGCATCGGCGGTGCTGCCTTCAAAACTCAGAACACCTGTAGTGCCGATCAGCAACGTACCGTTAACAGTGCCGCCCGTTGCACCGAGCTTTTCGTCATCCAGCTCCTGCAGCGCAAGCTGAACATTGGTAGCAGCAATACCGCCGTAAGGGGTGAAGCTGATGTTGGCGGCAGTTTGACCGGCAATCGCATTAGAAACGTCGATCAGATCCCATGTCGTACCGTTCGACAGGATCATGTCTGGCGGTGCCAGTGCTTCTGCCGGTGCGTTACCAGTGCCGGTGCCAGCATCAGACACCACCAAGTAGTACCGGTTATTGGTATCAGACGCAGCGGGCAGTGCCGCACCAGTCGTCAAGCCGACAGCGGAGCCAGCAGATGTGACCGAAGCCACCTCATTGACACTGGCGTCGTAAGTTCCGCCGTAAACCAACTCGCCGCTGGTAATTGTAACCGGCAACCATGCCGAACCAGACCACAGATACAGGTCGCCGTTCAGCTCATCCCAGAAGTATTGCCCCTTGAATTCAGCGGTTGGAAAAGTAACAACACCAGCAGTCGATCCGGCACCACCAAACTGCACGGTGGAACTGTTCGCCAGCTTGATGCCGGTGATGCTGTTGGTGCCAAACAGTGAAGCGCCAAGGGTGCCGCTGGTGAGCTTGGCGGCAGAAATCTCGGGAATGTCTAAGGCTGCGAGCGTGGTTCCGGCAGTGACATGACCGCGACTGTCAACGGTGAGTTTTGTGTACTGGCCAGCGGTGACGCCAGAGGTGTTATGGGTGACGGCGCCAGAGCCATCAACGCTTAGTGCTCCGGCCGGGATGCTGACAGCGCCACGGGCTGATGTGGTGGCTACCGGCAGGTCTGTTCCGACCAGCGCAGTAACGGCAGTGATGTGGCCGGTGGCGTTGTAGGTGATGCCAGAGGTGGTGCCAGCGGTGATCGTGCTGGCGTGGTTCAGTTGGCCGCCGGGAGTAACGGCAAGACCAGCGCCGATAAACACACCGCCCACGTCTGATGTTGTGGCAATGGGCAGATCGGTTGAGGCAATCGAGCCAACGGTGGTGATATGGCCGGTGGCGTTAATGGTGAAACCGTTTTTGGTTTGGGCTGTAACGCTGGACTGGTGGCTTAAAACGCCGCTGCCATCAACAGATAAACCCGATGCAGATGGAACGCTAACTGCACCACGAGTTGCTGATGTGGCAACTGCAGCCGAAACGGTGCCACTGCTAACGCCAAGCCCTGTGCCAACAACAACGGCACCAGCAGCGGCAGTAGTGGCTAGCGGTAGATCACCTGCAGCAATCGTGCGGGCAGCAAAAGCACCAGTTGTCGCGGTAGGGCCAGCAATGAACTGAGCGGCAGCGCTGCTGTTGCCAAGGCTGCTCGGTGTAATCGCAGACAGCTTGGCGGATGGGATGCTGCCGTTATCAGCGAGTGCAGCACCAGCCTCAAACAGATCCTTGGCAGTTACCTTTTTGGTTTCGCTGGCGCTTACATCGGCAATGGGCAGGACATCGGTAGCTGCTACGTCACCTTCAGGCAGTGCCGTTAGGTCAGTAATCCGCAAGTCCGCCATTGCACCAGCTCGCGTTAGTCGTATTCAAGCTCCAGCTTAGCTGTGGCGTCTTGCTCCAAAAGGATGTAATCGCTGTTCTGCTGTAGCAAGTAGCCGTAGGCAGCAGTCGCGGCCTTCAGTGAAATTGCCCCAGTAGTGACGAAATCAAATTGCGAGGCGACAACCTGATCTGGACTGAGTGTGATGCCGGCGTTAGTGATCAGTCCGTCAAATTCAAACCACACGCGGTCGTCTACGCCGTCGCCATCCGCCCAGCCTCTACCAACAACAAACAATTTGGCGGCAAACTGCGCACCAAGCTTTTGACGCAAGATCAACTGGTGCATGTAGCTGGCTAGCTCACCAGTCTGGCCATCACGTTCATTGCGCTGAGCGCGATAGTTGAACAGACAGGAAATAGTGCCACTGCCACTAATCAGGCTGCTGTGTTGCCGGCGAAACTCATCACTTAGCTCTGTTACATCTACTGCCTCCCTCGTGTTATTAAATTCGTAATTGGTGACTCGGCCCAGGATTTTGCTGTTGCCGTCTACGTTGCGGACTTCAACTGGGATATTGCGATCTGGCGCCACCAAGTTGACTCTGCCAACTGCCTCACCGTTTAGCGCGTTGTAGAAAGTGTCGTACAACTTGATGCCGCCAAGGTCGTCAACATTGATGTACCAGTTGCCGTCTTTTTGCTGTGCTCCACTAGGCCAGCCGGATGAGGCGATAAATGTTAGCAGCCCGCCGTCAGTAGCCTTGATTTCAATGCGATCACCAGTTAGCAACATCCCATTTGGGAAATCGAAACTGAAGCGATCCTTAGATGCGTTTACGTCGCTTGGATTGACGACACTGGTGAACACGTCGCCAGTCAGACTGCGCTGCAGCTCCACATAACCAGCAACACCAAGGAAAACGGTCATAGCGACCTCGCAAGGAAATCGCCGCTCATCTGAAACGCAATATCGACCTGCATAATCTCGCCAACGGTGCAGGCCAGATTGGCGCTAGTTAGCACAGCATTAAATTCAAAGTATTTCGTATCGAACGCCAGCTTTAACTTGCACGTCGGCAGGTTGCCGGGGCTGGTTTGATTGAGCTGATTCAGCAGATCAACGGGTGCGTCATCGTAGTAGATGACGGTGCAGCTACCAGTGGCGGACTTCAGTCCTGTGGTGTAGGTGCGAGCGCCTTCTGCCAGCGTGGTGGTTTCTAAAGCGTCGGTGGCTGCTGACAAGCTCCAAGACTTGACCTTGGCGACCTGCGCATCTTGCAAATACAAGGCGCCGTCTTGTCCGCTGTAATACTTAGCCATTCAGCTCACCAACGAACTCGCAGTTCACCGTGCTTAGTCCTACTTTAACGCTGCTCACACTGGGCGGCCTGTCGTATTTCCAGCGCAACGCACTGTTAGTTTCTGTGATCCAAGGCACCAGTTCAGATGCTGCGCCAGCCGCAACATTGGCGGCAGTAAAAATTGCCCAGTTGTCTGCCTGCATCACTTGCTGATAGTTGGCAAGAATTAAGGAGGCGTTGTAATCACTGATATTTTCAAAGGTCAACGACAGCTTGCTAGACGTGCGTTGATTGCCGTAACGCATCCGCACCACGGAACCGTTCTGGGCTTCAAAACGTGTTTCTGGAAAACTGCCGGGATCATACGTCCGTTGGGTGGGGACCAATGCCGGGAAAGAAACGGCTGTCATTAGTCCTCAACCACGAAGCGCGTGGGGTCAAACTGGATTGTAGCTAGACCGCCGTTGTCAGCTATCGGCTGGTGCGTAGCGGTGACTTGCACAAAGCCCTCCTCTGTCAGCGTGATGGTCTCAATTTTGTAGACACGCTTTTCGACTGAAGTTGTGATCACGGTGAAGACCACATTGAACAGGGCTGCATTGCCCGTCTTTTTGCCGGACACTTGAAGGTCCGACTCTTTGACTTCGGTTTGACCGGGGCGCCAGTACAGAATCGAATGGGTGCCATCGCCAATGCTGGTGGTGGATGTGATGTTGCCTTGATCGTCGATGGATCCGTTATTGAAGCGGCTGGTGTGGGTTGCTTCGCTGATCAGCTTGATGTAAGCGCCAGGTGACAGTGATGCAGCAGCGCCGGGCACGGTTTCAAATGTGATGCTGTGGTCAATTTCACGACGAAGCAACAGCGCGTGCTTGGCAAACGTCAGTGCCTGTGCAGGGTTGGTGCAGAACTCAGTTACATCAAAGGTTTCTTCTGGATCGGTATCAGCTCCACCTTGTGCATCGGTCAGGCGGACGCGGATCGTTTTCTGCGAGCTGAAGCCGTTCAGCACTTCCTCGCGGTACAGCACAACAGCTTGGAACAAGCGGCGCTCTTCGGCGCTCAGCCATGTCACCTTTAGGTTGCGGATGTTGCCATCGGTGAACAGTGCCGAGATGACAGGCGCTTGACTTGGTGCGATTTCAAAGGTGTTGGAGTTGTACGGAACTGACGGCAGCAGGGCAAAGCGTCCGCCAATAATCGTGAAATCAAGTAGGCAATATGCAGCTTGAGTGAAAATCCAGTCCCGTAGGTTGACGCGATCACCAAGCACGCCATCCCAAGTGAAACCGTTGGCGCGGCAGAACTGTGCAGCGATCTGCATTGCACTGCGGTCAACCGATGCCGCTGAGATCTTTTTGCCCGCACCAAGCTTGGGGCTAACCAGCAAGTTGTACGCAATCTCCGGCAGGTTGTTTGTCGGTCCGGTCAGTGACGACGTTGGTGCGCCAGCATCTGTGATCAAACGCTCAACGCTGATGCCCTTTTGGCAGTAAGCGGTCAGTTGCCCCAAGCTGCTCCACTCACGCCCAGCAAGCAGACGTAAACCTGTTAGCGACAGATCGCTGTAAGTCGGCGCCTCGGTTTGACGCACTTGCTCGTTGACGTAAACAATTTCGTGTTCTGGGTTGTCGCTGTGGCTGGTCTGCTCAGCTTCGTATTTCCAGTAGTCAGCAATGGCATCCAGCGGATTGATGTTTTGTGCGGTGACAACAGCGCCAGTCGTACCCGTTACGCCAACTTGAATTGAAACAATGGTTCCATCAGGGAAGGAAGCGGTAACAATCTCGCCTTGCTTATATCCAACACCTCCATTACGCAACAACCATTGCCACTGGCCTTCGCCAAAGCTGGAGGCGTTGATAGAAAGGCCAACACCAGAACCGCCAGTTAGCGGATAATCGGCGGGTTCGTAAACAAACGGCAGATCTTCTGGATTGGTTAGCTCCAGCTTTGAAATGTAGTAAGTATCAAAACCAGCCTCGATGACTTCATAACTGCCGCTCTCAATGCTGTAAAAGTAACGAGTGGAGCCAGTGGTGGTTTGAATCTGGCGGACAATCGTATACACATCACAGTTGATGCTTGGGAAGTAATCCCGAATCGTGCCTACTACATAACGACCGATTTGGCCGGGCACGACTTCAACTAAGACATTGAGCGGAACTTCAACACCATTCCAAAATGCACGCCGCGTAGACGTGGATTGTCCACGCACTTGCCATACGCCAAAGTATGCGCCAGCTGTGTATGGATCGTATTGCGGCGGTGTAGTTGGGTCGTTAATAATGCTGGTGCTGCCTTGTGCTGTTGTGAACTGCGTTCCACGGCGGTACAGCGCAGTAGGCACCTCTTCTGAACCCTGCTGTGTCTGCGCATTGACGTTTGCGTTATTCCACACTGCACCGATAAACCCGCCAGCAGCATCAACTTCGATGTAATAAGCAGGGCTTGCAAGACTCAACCTTGCCGATCCGGTTCGTCTCCACTCAAGCTTTGCGGGGATATTGATGCCGTAGGGAATGCCGATTTGGTATTCGCCATTGGCGGATAGTTTGTCTGTAACGTCAACGCCTTCCCAGTAAGCGCGAACATCACGCGGGTTGGATTGGTTGATCCACACACCTGTTACAAGCGTGCGGGAAATAGCATCCCAGTTTGCACCACTACCCAGAAACTTAGGCTCTGGCAGCAGCGGCAACTCACCAACGGATGTGGGAGATAAACCATTGACAATCCCGCCAATCGCTTGACGGCCACCGATGATGAACTCGGCGTTGCTTGCCATGTCGGCAGTCAGGATGATGCGCTCACCTGAATAAGCAACAAAGAAATTACCGGCTGAGATAATCCCATTACCAACGCCGGTCAAAAGGTGGACAGGATTGCCGATGTACTGCCCAACAATCGTGCTACCTGGTACTGGCAGGATGCGGTATTCGTACTGCCCAAACGGATGAACAATACGCAGGACGTTGTATTGCGGTTGCGGTGAATTACCCTTAACGGCAAACACTTGACCGCTCAAGATATCCTGCCAGCTACTTGTAATCGAGCTACCTACTGGGCGGGCTTGAACTTTGAAAAAGCTGTACCGCGTGATGTAGCGGTTGATCGTACCAAGTGAGAAGGAAACATTATCGGCTGCATACTGTGCCAATACTGCATTTTCAGGTTGGCTATTAACATTGGGGAAACCGTTAAGGCGTTTCCATACAGTGCTTTTGATGCCGATTTCTGTTTGATCACATTCGCGGTTGTTGGTTACCGTGCCAATCGCTAACCGCATGAGATGCTGCCCATAGGGCACATTGCCCATCGTTTCCACGTCGCCATCAGCAGGCTGGAACTGACCAAAACCCGGCTCGATGCACTTGAAGATATAGCTTTTGGCGTCACCCTTTTCGTAAGGCTTGTCTGTGGATGTGCCGATACATTCGATGATGGCACTGCCGAATAAATAGATGTCACCGACGTTGATGTTTTCATCGGCAAACGTATGGCGATCTGCCACGCCGTTATTGACATCAGAAAGGCCATGCGGAGCAAAGGCGTTCTCGTCTTCGTTGGCACTGGAGATCTGGAAGGTCAGCGTATCGTTTACCGCAATCGCAAAACTTCCCGGACCAAGCGGCGTATTGTTTTTGCGCTCCATCGCTTGACGGATGTTGTACGGGCGCAGGATTTTTTGCTCTTTAACGCGGTCAACTTCGTTATAAACCAGCACCAGCTCATAGTTGAGCCAGTATTGGCTGCCGTTGGAGATTGTCGAATAGCAACCGAAGGTGGTTTGCGAGCTTGGTGTACGTGCACCGCTAAACAACGGGCTTAATTTTGATGCGGCCAGTTCGTCACGCGCCAAGAACACGTCATCAAAACCTTGGGATGGCAGCAGTGATGTTGCGTAACGATTCTGCGCTTCGCTGATGCGGCCACCACTGGGCAGGTAGTACAGCGCAAAACGTTCGCGGGAATAGTTCTTAAGTAGTTGATCGCCTAGGGCGTAACCTTCAATGTCTGGCGTGGTAGCAATAGAACCCATCCCTAGGGTGAACAGCCCTTTGAACTCCTGCTGCGAACCTTTGCTGAGCATTTGCGACCACAGCAAAAAGGCTTTGGCGCGGATACCACCGATATTGTTTGCATTGTCGCGGTTTGCAAAAACTAGCGGAATAATGGCGCCGAGAGTGGCTAGATCCTGGACAGAATCGAAGCCATAAAGTGCTGCAAATTTTGTTTGCCCCGTTACGTCTGCAGTGCGTAATTGTGTAGCCTCTTTTTGTGCTGGTGGTGCTTTGGGTTTTGGTGCCAGCAGATAGGACGCAGCAGATGACGCAAGGCCAATGACAAGGCTTACGATTGCAACAATTTCTGCGCCGGTGTTTTGTATATCCGGCACCAGCTCGTAGGCTTCACCGCGTTCCTTGACGTGCGTTTCAGCTAACCGACAAAAATACCAATAATCTTCAGCGCTAAGACCTAGGGCGTTACACAGTTCGACTTCAGCGGGCAGTAAAGCGCGACTGGAATAAGCGCGGTCAAAGGCGCCCACATTACCGTTTTCGTCACGCTGAACTGAAGCCATCCGTCCTCGTAAAAAGCTGCCAAGGCGTAAGACTGATCTGGACTTACAAGCAGCCCAACCGTACCCACTGTAGCCTCGTTAGTCACCTCTCCCCATACCTCAAGCTGCTCACGGAAGATGCTGGTATCACCACGACGCAGGCGTCTGTACCAGTGCCGTTCAGGTTCAGGTGTAGTTATTCCGTACCAGTGCAGCACCGCACGGCATAGGTTTACGCAATCGGTGGCTTGATGGCGGACAGGATCAGCACCCAGTCGGTATGGCAGACCGATCAGCTGGTGGGGCTCGATCATCTGTTACTAATCTGTGAAGTCAGCGGCAACGCGCCAACGTATTTACGCAGCAATGTGCGGTTTGGTGCATCAGCTCCAACGGCATCAATCGCGCTACTCAACTGAAGCTGTACGGCTTGCGTGTCATAGCCAAAACTTGATGCGATCCAGAACTCACGGCTCAACTGCCGCACTGGCGCGAACGTCTGCGGGTGCATCAACACCGTGTCCACCTGCACAGTCCAGAACTTTTGCACAGCTTCCGCAACAAGGTTCATGCTCAGGCGGTTGGATGCCAGCGTTAGATCACTGGTCATGTTGTCGCCGGTGCGATTCTTTGTTGCGCCGTTGTAGATAAATGCCAAGTAGTTGTAGCTTTTGCTGTCGTAGCTGATCACGCTGCCGACTTGGCTGTTTTGGTAGCGACCTTCAATCGCGCCATTAGCGGACGTCAACTCAATAAACGTGGTGACAGCTTGGATCGTCATACCGCAAGACGTGTACGCAGGCTGCGTTTGTTCGTCAGCTCACTGTAAACCTGCTGTTTGCCAAGGGCAGCACCTTGCTTGGCGGCTTGTTCCATGCCACGTTGGAACTGATCGGACGTGACGTAATCGACGTTGTTAATGCGTTCAACGGTGTAGCGCACGTCGATTGGCGCGGTTGTCATTGCGCCGTTGTCGGCAGTGGCAGTTTCACCGCTGCCGGGGATGACGCTGTTACCGCGAGCGCCGGCAGAGTATCGACTCATAGCGCCACGCATCTTGCTGGCGGGGATGACGTATTCCGCTTCGCCGCCTTCGCCGATGATTGCGTTGGTGGGGCCGGTGACGAAACCACCCTCGGCAAAGAAACTAGGCGCACCAGCACCAAACATTGATGCTCCACCGCCAACACCAGCGGCAGGCATAGTCACAGGACCTTGACCGCTAAACATGCTGGGATTGCTACCCCCACCAAACAAGCCCAGCAGTTGCTTAAAGGCAAACATGATCACCATTTGAGCAATGATCTCAGTCGCCATTTGAACAAAGGCATCGCCAATACCTTTGAAGAATCCGGCCAATGCCTGCTGTGTTGATTGTGCGCCGGTCACGATTGACTGGAATGCACTACTGAAAGCGCTGCCAATTCCTTGAGCGCCAGTCATCGCCATGTTGACTGGATCAATTAACTCTTCAAAACGTTTTTTTAGTTCTTCTGTTTTCTTTGTTGCATCGTCTACGGGGCCAAGGTTGATATCCGTCCTAAATGCACCGGCGCCACCACGCAAGGCTTCACCAACTGGTAAGCCAGCAAGTTTGTAGTATTCCTCAATTTGTTTTTTGAGTTCTTCGCTCTGCAGTTTTAGGGTATCAAGGCGTTTAATCTCTTCGCTCAGCGTGGTTAAATTGATCCGCTGCTCTTCGTTTTTGAGTTCGTTAATTTGCTTGGTGCGGTCTTCAAAGTCAAATTGAATCTGTAAACGTTTGCGCTCAAGTTCCGAGCTTTCGTCGAGCAGTACCACCTGCCGAGCAAATTGCGTGCCAAGTTGATCGCCAACTTCTAGTGACCGTTCAAGCTCTTGCCGTAATTTTTCCGCTTCACGCGCTGCTTTTTCGGCCGCTTTTTCTGCGTCTGATTTGCCTTTTTTGCCTGTGCCTCCAGTGGCACCAAGCAAGGGTGGCATAGTAGCAATGCTTGGCGCTGACGGTGTCCTTGCTTGCTGTTGGCGCAGTCTGTAATCGGCTCTCTGCTGCTCGATATTTCGCTGACGCATGTCAGCCATCATGCCTTGCTGTGTAAATGGATTAAGCCTCATGGCTCGCACCGCTGCATCAGCATTTCGCGCAAATTGAGCCTCACGATCCCTAGCGCCGCCAGCATTATTAGCTTCATCCAGCAGTCGTTGTATTTCACTGACAACGGCAGTCGCTTGAGTTAGCGCCCACTGAAAAACTGGCGCTAAAGTTTTTCCGATAGTTTGCGCTAATACTTGTATTGAATCTTGCAGTGTGCTAAACCGGCCGTTTAACGTATCGCTTTGAGCGATGGCGCCATTTGCATATTTGCCGCCGGCATCGGTCAGTTTGACAATCGCAGCTTCAACGGCTTGGGCGCTGATTTGGCCATCTTTAAGCGCGTCTTGAAACTCTTCGCCGCTTAACTTGTATTCCTCGCGAAGAACCTGCTGAAGCGCAACGCCACGCTCTTGGAACTGCAATAGTTCCTCGCCTTGCAACCTGCCCTTAGCCTGCACCTGCCCATAGGCAGTAACTAAGCCCTGCAGCTCAGCTCCGGTAGCACCACTTACATCCGCAAGCCTGCGCGTTGTCTCAACGACCTTATTAGTTTCAACTCCAAACGCTTGCAGTCTCTTGGCTGAGTCGATCAGCTCTGAGCTGGTAAATGGTGTGACAGCACCTAATTGCTGAAGATCTTTAATGATCTGACCAGCTTTTTCGGCACTGCCAGTCAGAACCTGCAGGCTACGTGTCTGGCTTTCAATTTCAGCGGTACTAACAAAAACAAACTTGGCTGCCTGAATTACAGAAAAAGCAGCAGCAAGTTTGCCTATCGCGCCACCCAGCCCACCTATTGCACGTTCTGTTGCTTGCGACTGCGATTGCACCTGCCGCAGTTTGGTAACTGCCTGGCTGCTGTCGACGTTAATAGCAACGTTGGCGACAACCGACACGACTTACCTACGGCTTTGCTTCATTCTACGATCTTGCTCTTCCTTTTTTAGCTCAAAATAGCTAGACCAGATCAGCAGCTCTTCCATTGTTACCTCTTGATTCAGCCGAGCCAGGCTATATCCAAGTTCTTTCGCCACCCCAAGCTGTAACAGCAGCAGATTGTCTTTCTTTAGCTCAGCCTTTAGCGCTTTTCATGTCCAGTTCTTTGCCTTCCTCTGGGTTGGTGATAATGGCAAGCATCATGGCTTGCAAATCACTATCAAGCACCTCATTCTTCAGCTCAGCAATTTCACCAGCCTGAAACAACCGCTGGCCGGCATCGTCGGCTGCTTTGGTTACCAACAGATTCAGCGCAAAACCATTGGGGTCATCGCCACCGGGCATCTTCTGCGCACGCTCACGTTCTGCCATGGTCAAAGCCGTGGCATAAAACTCAAACGTAGATCCATCGTTGAGTGTTACAACACGCTTGATTGGCTGAAGATTGGCTGCTTTTTTGAGCCGTGCCAGTGCAGATGATGCCATGCAATAAATGTGGGTGGCCCCAGCATACACCGGGGCCGTTCAACTATCAAGCAGAAGTGCTGAAGTCAAAAGTGGGCACACCCGCAGGGCGGAATGTAATCTCCACCTGCTGAGCATCGTCAGGATTGATGTTCAGGCTGGCGGTCAGCAACACAGCATCCATGGCAATGCTGCGGCTAAGCGCCTCGGTGCCTTGCTTGTCGGTGTACAGCTTGAAGCCGCAGCCAACCTGCTGACGCTGCAGCACGTCTTCCACCATGCGATTGGACAGCGCAGCGTCCTCGTTGGTGACGTAGATCGTTGCGGTGCCGTTGCCGTCGGCAAAGCCAGGAATGTAAGCGCGGAAGGGCGCATACTGGCCAGCGGTTTGACCGATGGTGGTCACGTCGATCTCAGCGCGGCTGATCTCAAACGACCAGGACTGCACTTGGCCAACGGCGGCATAGTCGGCGTAGTACACCTCGAACTCGTTAGGCGCCACGGCCGTGCCGTCGTCGGTGATGGCGAGGATGGTACCACCAGCAGCAGTGGAGACTGTCAGCGCGCCAGTGGCTGCGGTGTAGCTCAGCACGTAGTAGGTGGTAGCTGCATCAATCGGAGACGGCAGCGTGCCGGATCCGGATCCGCCGGTTTGGCTATTGATAACTCGGAACTTGACCGGATCGCCTGCCTTGAAGTTCAGGTACGGCTGAACGGTGATGACATCAGTGCTGGCGTTGACGCCAGACTCGGGGAAGTTGCCGTTAGTGCCGGCAGGTTTGTAGTAAAGGGCGCCGGACGTACCGGACAAAACAGTGACAGCCATGTTGTGAACGGTAGTGGCTACATTCAGTCTAGATACGCTTCAAACGTAGCAGTTAGTTGGGTTTGAAAGTAAGGCTCAGGGGTTGCTGGCGTTACTTGCGCCGGCCCTGAAGCTGCATCAAAGATAATGCTTGAAAACTTGGCGCGATCAAACAAATCCTTTAGCCGCTCTGCGATGGTGAAGTTGGCGGCAGTGCCTTGCCCCTGTGGCGTAAAGACATTGACCACCAGCGTGCCAGTCTGGCGGTTGAAACCAGTGCTTGGGCCAAGCAGCGTGGCGTAGTTGTTATCGCCAAAGCGGATGAACGCTTGCACCCATGGCGTGTTGTTGGGTGGCGTAAATGGCACGTTCTGATAGCTGACCGGATACGCAGGCGACAGCGCCATCTGCGTTGCGATGCGGCCTTCAATCGCGGCACGAACGTCGTTGTAGGTGCTGCTCATGATTCCCTCCCGATGCGGTCGGCATTAACGCGCACAAAGCCTTGGATGTCCTTGGCGATGCCTTGCACCCAACCCGCCGGCGCTTGTTTGCTGCTGCCATTGGCAAGAGGCTCTGCGTACGGCAGGTTATTGTGCACGCTGTAGACGTTGCCTAGCTTTTCTTGCTGGTACCCAATGCGATCAATTTGCGGAATGCCGCTGTAGGTGCCTGCAGACTTTTCACCGCCTGGCGCTGCATTCTCCCCTACTTGCCAGCTAACACGAAACCGGCCAGTATCGACAGGGCTTGCTTGCTTAAGGCGGCTATCGGTCTCTAGCACCGCAACGCGCAACAGCTTTTCAAACTGCTGCTCAGCGTAGTTGCCAATATCGCCGACTTTGATTTCGCGTGCCATTACGCCCTCAGGATAAGCTCGTAGGTAATAGGCTCGTTATCCTGCTCAATAGTGCGAACCTGGATCACTTGATTCACCGCGCCGCTAATTAGCACTTCATCGGCCGTGGTAGGTGCGCTGGCAACATCAGCGGCAGCAATCAACAGGCGTTTGTCGCCAGCTTGGATTAGGTCATTGGCTTCACGTAGGTTGACATCTTCCAGCACGCCACGCACTACGGTGTCGGTCGTGGTTTCGCTAACGGTGCCAGTGCTGGTGTTATAGGCGCCAGTTGTTACGCGGCGGATTGTTGCCTCACCGCCAAACTTTGCCATCAACTTGCTAGCAACCTTGCGTAGTGGTCCGGCTAATGCCATCAGAGCTTGTAAGCAACGACCGTGCCGCTAGTCAGCGTGATGCTTGTAAAAACGCCTTCAATTTCTGTGCTTGCTTTGAAAGGAATGGCAGCCAAAGTGTTGCCAGTCCAATCTTGAGCAGTCAAGCTAGCAATCACCGAATCCTCAAGCGCCACGATTTTGCCAAAGCGTCCGGTATGCGCTGCGGTGTCATCAATAAACTCAGCGCCGGGATATGCGTAACCCATGATCAGCTCCGCTTAATGGCAAAATTGCCTGGTCCACTGATTCTAAGCCCTGTGAGATATCGCTCCATCAGTGGGGGTACCTTATCGGCACCAACAGCGCCGTAGCCAAGGTTGGGTGTTACGTCGATGCTGCCGATCTTGACGTTTTTGTAGTCTTCAAGCCCGCTAAGCCCTAAGGCATCCGTGTTGTTATGAAGGAACACGGCAAGCACAGTCTGTGCATATTTGATCTGAGTTGGAATCTCAGTATCTGTGAAGTAGTCGGTCGTAATGCGAAAGGGGAAACCAACTGCGTAAGTGTTGATGTAGGTGTCAGGCTTGCGAACGCCAGTACGCGGCCACTGCAAAGCCTGTGTGTCAGTAGCGCGAGCGCCTAGAAACCGCTCACGGTCAAGGCGCTGCGTTGCTGTAAATAGCGCACGGTTGCGGCTATCAGTGTTGCCAGTGTTCCAATGCTGAACATCGGAATCCTCAACAAAGCCATCAATGATTGCTTGCGCTTCAGCCAGCGTCAGGTACGAGTTTGCGCTTGCCGACCCTACGGTTGCGTTGATTGCTATTGCCATCGTTGGGTGGCTCCGTCATCTCAAGTTTAAGTGTGGGCTCTGCAATAGAAAGAGAGGCCGCCGCGTTAGCAGCAGCCTCCAGTTCACGCAGTCGCCGGAAGGCGAACATGCCCATCAGACGCGCTTCAGCAGCACGGTCAAGATCACACCAGCCAGAGTGGTGGTGGTGCCGGTGACATCAAGAGCCAGGCGGTTGCCAGCCTCAAGGATGCGATCGCCGTTAGTGGCGGTCAGAGCAGGGGTTTGCTCAGTAAGAGCAGTGCCCTTGAAGTTGATGGTGGCGCTCAGAAGATCGTCACCAGCGGTGGCGGCCTCAGTGCCTTGGCAACGACGAACGGTGCCGGTTACGGCGCCAGCATCGTTGCCGGCAGTGGCGTGAACTTCACGCACTGCAACCACCTCGCACTTCACCGGAGCAGTCCAGAATTGCACGTCGGCAATCGAGGATGCGCCGTAAAAAGTGGCTTCGAGGTACTGCTCGGTGGACAGTTCAAACTGGGAAGGTTGTGCCATGGTTAGTTACCTCAATCGAAGTTAGAGGTGTTGGTGGCGCGCACGATGCCGAGGTTCTTCAGCTCGTACACCTTCGACCAGTTAGCGACCGTCTCCAGCTGAGCGCGAGTGGGGTTGGCAGTAGTCACCGCCCACTTAGCGCCAACGGGGTGGTAGCAGTAGTGCAGGTCGATCGACATGGCATCGCTCTTGGCGAGGATGTCACGATCGGTTTCGGTCTGCATCGCCATCTGTTCACCGCTGGCAACAGCGCCTTGAGTAAAGAAATAGGTGGCGTATTCGGTCGAAGAACCGCTGCCATCGGTCTGCACATCGTCAGACACGATCACGCGCAGACCCATGTAGGTCGGCACGCTCACTTCGCCGCCGTAAGCAGCAACAAGCGAACCGCCGGACTGGGTGGTAGTGGTGCCACGGGCGTCAGCAGTCGACACGTAGTCGATTGCCTTGCGCTCAACCAGGTCGTAATAGACCTTGGAGTGCATGGCAACAGCGGCCAGCTTGTCGCCTTGATCGCCCAGCAGGCTGCGGGCTTCGGCAACGTGGCGGGGGCTCAGAGTGGTGGGGGTATCACCAGACTCGCCATCAATGGTCAGACCAAAGAAGGCAGCAGAGCTGGAGGTGGATCCCAGGCTGCCGAACACACCACCAAGGCAGGACAGCAAATCCTTTTGGCGCTGGTTAGCGATGTAGTCAGCGATCTTGGCGCCGATGGCGGCCATAGGATCGGAACCAGCAGCAAGGGCTGCCAGGTCGCGCGATTCAAAAGCACGGCCACGGTGCAGGATCACGCCGACTTGCTTGTCAGCTTGAATCTTGCCAGGGGTGAGGCTAGTGCTGTCAGTCAGCACCTCGAAATCGCCGGAAAGATTGGCTTTCCAGAAGGGAACGTTGATGAAATCACCGCCCTCGGTGGCATTCAGCTCCGCCAGAGGCTGCACCACACCGGAAGCCAGGAAGGCATCACGCTGAGTGGTTTGCTCAATGACGTAAGGCGTAAATACCTCGGGGATGATGATGTCAGAGCGAAGGGTCGCCATGACTAATCCTCAAAAAGGGTTTACGGATGTGGGCGCAGCCCTA